CTTAGATATTGCACAGCCCAATACGTTTGAAAGGTTTTTGATTACTACAGCCCAGTTTATTTTTTGGCATTTTTACCTAGTGCTGTACATTTGCTCTTCCAAAACAGCGCATCGTATGGTAGCATACTTCGAACAAGAAGCAGTTAATAGTTATACAGAATATCTTGAGATGGTGAAAAGCGGTCAAGTAGAAGATGTTCTTTGTCCATATTCTGCTCGAATGTATTATGCGTTAGGGCCGAGCGCTACTTTATCAACAATGATTCAGTACGTTAGGGCAGATGAACAGCGACATGCAGATGCTAATATGAGGATGTCTTTATGAAACAACCAAATAACAAACATGCAGAAATGTTTGGCAACGATGGACCCGTTGGTAACGACGCAGAGATAATCGTGTACTACGAATACAACGGACCAGCGGAGCCAGTGTTACGCATACCGTTCTGGTTATATACACATACAAACAATTATCAATGATGAATATGTAAATATAATTTAGGAGAAACTATGCTTGAAGCAACCGATGTTGAAGCAATTATATCAGACTTAGTATTTGTAAATATTTATTGTAATTCTAATCCTGATTACGAAGCAGTTCTTAAAGGTCTTAAAGCTTTAAATTTGAGTTATGAACAAACTTATGATATACTGAATCGTATTAGAGAAGGAGAATATTGATGTCGATAGACAACGCCACACCCAAAGATTGGGACACGCTAAAAAAACTTAATGAGCTTTCAATTCGTAAAGGCTCTGATCCCGTTATGCGTCCCGACCATTATAACAAAGGATCTATCGAAGCTATTGAAGCCATCAAAGCTTCAATGCCTGAAATAGAATTTAGAGGTTACTTAAAGGGTAATGCTTTAAAGTACCTTTGGCGTTATGATTATAAAGGTAAACCCATTGAAGACCTTCGTAAATGTAGATGGTACATTGAACGTCTCATAAAAGAAATAAACGGAGACTAGTGGTGGGTCTTTATTTTGTTGTACTAACTATAGGAGTATTAGGTATATGGCTGATGATAAAGATGGAGGGCAAATGAAAGTAGTTCAAGGTAATTTTTCACAAGAAAATTCCTTTACTAATGTGGATTTGTTTGATAGAATCCAAACCTCTTTAGACACGCTGAGGACTACTGTTACCCCAGCAAAAGACTCAAAATTTTTATTAATACTTGACAACGGTGGTGATATTAATATATCATCGGACCTATCTAATGACAACTTGAATTTTATATTAGATACTGTCAAGTTTAACTTGATTCTTTCAGCACTAGCGTGAGGATCAAATTATGTTTGATGATCTATTAACCGAAGATGAATTAATAGAGGATGTTTTAATTAGAGCGTTCGTTATGATGCTTGGGGTTGGCACACCGCCTGTAGATGTGTTAGATTATATGCAGTCGTGGGTAAAGATCCAAGCAAAAGAGCAGAAAGCTCAAATTACTGAAGAATTTGTGTTAAAGCAAATACCCGCCTACATTACACACTTACAAAGGAGATAAGTATATGGCAGTCGTAGAAGGAAAAGCGTATTGGTCTTTTGTTACTACACCAAACACTAAGTTTACCCCAGCGTATTCTGTTAACCTCGTTGTCGATGACGAGACAGCTAACAGTTTTCGTAACCGTGGGTTTACCGTTAAAGATATGGATGAAGGTCCGGCGCTAATTATTAAGCGTAAAGTTGATGGGCCTCGTGGTATGGTTCGAGAAGCGCCAAAGCTTTACGATAAGAGTAAGCGTGAGATCGACGTATCAGTAGGTAACGGCTCCCATGTTAAGGTGCAGTACAAAGAGTGGGAGACCAGCTGGAATGGTCAAGACTTTCGTGGCTTAGATTTTCAAGCTATGCAAGTACTAGATCTTATTGAATACAATGCGCCTGACGGTGCTGAGTTTGACGTTGAAGAAGAGGAGGATGAAATCTAATGAGCGTTACTTATATTCACGAAGGTACTACATACAATGTAGAATCTTTAGCTCCGGAGGGCCAGAAGGCCTTCCAACTTTTGGTGGTAGCAGAGCAAGATGTGCGAGGTCTTGAAGACCGTATGGTTATTGCACAAGCTGCAGCTGTTGCACTACACGCAAAAGTCCAAGAGTTTCTAGTTGAAGAAGCTATTATCTCAGAAGAGGTAGACGAATCAGAAGAGGACTAATATGTCTTTTGTTGAAACCCATGTCCCCTGCACAGAGTGTGGGGGCTCTGACTCCGCCGCAATAAACGATGATGGTTCTATCAAATGTTTTAGCTGCGGAGTTTTTGTTCCTAAATCCAAACAGGAAAACAACGTGACTTCTATTTCTAGTTTTCAAAGTAGTTACAAACCAAACGGCGAATACTACGCCCTAACAGACAGAGGTATCAGTTTACAGACAGCAAAAAAATACAGAGTAAAATCTGTAAAAAACTCAACAGGCCAGATTGTTGAGCATATTTACCCATACTATTCTGGCAACGAAGAAATCGGATGCAAGATTCGAAAGCCTGACAAAAAGTTTGCGTGGTCCGGAAGCAACAAAGGCGCTGGACTATTTGGACAACAGTTGTTTCAGTCGGGCGGAAAGTACGTAACAATTGTTGAAGGCGAAGTAGATGCCATGTCAGCCTACGAATTGATGGGATCTCAATGGCCTGTAGTATCTATTCGCAATGGCGCACAGTCAGCAGATCGTGATGTAAAGGAAAGTCTAGAGTTTCTAGAATCTTTCGATAATATTATTATTTGTTTTGACAATGACAGCCACGGTCGTGACGCTGCAAAGAAAGTCGCAAAGCTTTTGAGGCCCGGCAAAGCTAAAATTATGGAGCTTCCGGTAGATTACAAAGACGCTAACGACATGTTGCGTAGTGGACAACACAAGTCTTTTGTGCATCATTGGTGGAATGCCAAGCTTTATACACCTTCAGGTGTCCTTAATGTTTCAGAAAACGTCGAAAACTATTTGCATCGTACACGTAAAGACTCTATCCCATTTCCGTGGAAAGGCCTCAATGAAAAGCTTGAGGGCTTACGTGCAGGCGAGTTAGTTACTTTGACGGGCGGCACTGGCCTTGGTAAGTCTAGTGTCACACGAGAACTAGAGCATTGGCTTATCAACAAGACTAACGATAACGTAGGCGTTATGGCCCTTGAAGAAAACTGGCAGCGCACAATCGACGGTATTCTTTCTATCGAGGCTGATGCCCGACTACATCTTGATAGCGTTCGTAATCTTTTCAATCAAGACGATTTGCGCCAGCTGCACGAGCAAGTCTTTGGCGGCAACAACAAAGACCGTGTGTGGGTTTATGGTCATCTTGGTATGAACGACCTCGAAAGCGTATTCAGCAAACTACGGTACATGATCATTGGTTGTGACTGCAAGTGGATAGTTCTTGACCACCTCCACATGCTAGTTCTTTTGTCCGATGATCCCGACGAGCGCAAAGCCATTGACATGATCATGCACAGACTTCGAACTCTTGTAGAAGAAACGGGTTGTGGCATGGTTCTTGTTTCACACTTGCGGCGTACACAAGGTGATCGAGGCCACGAAAATGGTATTGAGACAGCACTAAATCATTTACGTGGCTCTCAATCTATTGCACAACTTAGTGATTGTGTGATAAGCTTAGAGCGTAACCAGCAATCTGACGATCCTATGATTGCTTCAACAACTAAAGTGCGTGTTCTAAAATCTAGATACACAGGCGATGTTGGCCTAGCTACGCACCTGCACTACGACAAAGAAACCGGACGCTTATCAGAAGTAGATATAGATACTATGATTGATGAGCTAGGAGATGAAATATGACAGACTACGTCTTTGATATCGAAGCCGATGGGCTAGACCCAACAAAGATTTTTTGTTTGGTTGCTATGGATACTGAGACCGGAAAGACTTACGAGTACGGTCCCGACTGCATTAATAAAGGAATTGAACTTCTACAAAACGCGAACAAACTAATCGGCCACAATATTTTAGGGTATGACATACCTGTAATTAAAAATCTTATGGGTGTCGATCTAGATGATGGCACTATAAAGATTGTAGATACTCTTGTGCTTTCTCGTTTGTTTAATCCAACACGAGAAGGCGGTCACGGTCTTGAGGGCTGGGGCTATAGATTGCGACATAGAAAAATTGAGTACGATAACTTTGAATATTATACACCTGAAATGCTTCAATATTGTAAGCAGGATGTGTCTCTTAACTATAAAGTTTATCGGCACTTGTCTCGTGCAGAGTCCAACGGCTTCAGCCCTAGAGCAATAAAACTAGAGCATGATGTGTATCGTATTCTTAATGCACAACGTGATCGAGGGTTCAAGCTAGACCAACAACACGCTATGAGTCTTTTAGCCGAGTTGAATGAAAAATTAAACAAAGCCGAAAAAGAAGTACATAAAACATTTAAGCCACGCGAAACAATTATTAATCTTGTGCCGACACTTACTAAAGCTGGCAAAGTTTCTAAGATGGCACAAGTAAAAGGTGAAACTAAAAAGGTCAGATTGTCTGATGAAGAATACGAAAAGGCGTGTGAGAATCCAGACAAGCATCTTGTTCGTTGTGATTCTGAACCTTTTAACCTTGGTTCTCGAAAACAAATTGGAGAATATCTTGTTGAGTTTGGCTGGAAGCCTACAAAATTTACGCCTACGGGACAACCAATTGTTGACGAAAAAGTTTTATCGCAAATAAAAAACATACCTGAAGCGGCTATCATCGCTGAGTATTTAATGCTGCAGAAGCGCATTGCACAAATAAATTCTTGGTTTAAAGAGATGGAGGATGACGGACGAATTCACGGCTACGTTAATACTAACGGAGCAGTGACAGGACGCATGACGCATAGCGGTCCTAACATGGCTCAAATACCTAGTACAAGTAGTCCTTACGGTAAAGAGTGTCGAGAATGTTGGACAGTTGACGACAATTATAAACTAGTAGGTATTGATGCCAGCGGTTTAGAACTAAGAATGTTGGCACACTACATGGACGATGAGGAATTTACATATGAGCTTCTCAACGGAGACATACATACAGCAAATCAAATGGCTGCGGGACTTAAATCAAGATCTCAGGCAAAAACTTTCATCTATGCACTCTTATACGGAGCAGGAGACGCTAAGCTTGGTTCAGTGGTTGGAGGAAACGCAAAAGATGGTGGACGACTTAGACAATCTTTCTTCGATAATCTCCCTGCATTTAAACATCTTAAAGACAGAGTTGCGGGAGCAGCTAGAAGGGGATACCTCAAGGGACTGGACAAACGTAAGTTATTTGTTCGGTCAGAACACGCAGCGTTAAATACTTTGCTACAAGGTGCTGGTGCTATTGTCATGAAGCAAGCGCTGGTCAACTTGCAAGAAAGCATCAAAGACTTAGACGCACACTTTGTTGCTAACGTCCACGATGAGTGGCAGATTGAAGCACACAAAGATGTAGCAAACAAAGTAGGTGAGTTAGGTGTTGCCGCAATTGAACAAGCCGGTAAAGACTTTTACTTAAAATGTGAACTAACAGGAGAGTACAGCGTTGGTACAAGCTGGGCTGATACACACTAATGACACACACAGTAAATCTTAATGACGACGGATCTAGAATTACACCCATCAAAGAAAGTCCTAGTAGGAAAGGAGACTTTGCAGAGTTTTATGCCGTAACTTGGTTATGGGATCACGGCTATGAAGTTTTTGTAAACTCTGGTAGCACTGGGCCTATAGATATGATAGCATTTAAAGATGGCAAAACAATTCTTATAGATGTAAAAACCAAAAGAAAAGATTATCGAGATAACGTATCGAGAAGCAAAGATTATAGGACAGAAGAGCAGAAACAGCTTGGCGTTGTTTTTTTAGCTTTTAATCCAGATGATCGTAAACTATCGTGGGTGGCACATAAAGAATGAAAACATTAGATACTTTAATACAGGATATATATTCTAGCCTCGAAGGTCTTTCATCTGGAGAAGCATTAAATATTTCTGAAGAAGAACTAGACCTAACTCTTTCGCGTATGAAAGAAAGCATACTTGCTTGGTCAAAACCACGAGAAGTCGAGAACAGCTTTAGACTTCGAATGTCTAACATTGGAAGGCCTTTACGACAGCT